TCTTTGAAGATTTACGTACTCAAGCAAAAATGGGCTTGACACAGATGGATGCTGATGGTAGAATCGGCGGTGAGCCTATGGAGATGGCCTCATCAGAAGTTGATATTGATGCTCTTATTGATGCTGAGATGAACAATATGAATGCAGGAGGTTTAATCTCTGGGTATGCTCCCGGTGGTCTTACATATGGTTATGGGTATACACCTAAAGTAGAAGAAATTGTACCTACCATTGATCCTCTTGCAGTTGAAACTCCACCTTCAGTAGTTAATCCAGTTGTATCTAGTCAAACTAGCACGGGGTTTACAGGGGTAAAAACTTTTTATGATGCTCAAGGGCGTCAAATTTCTGTACAATACGTTAATAACAAACCACAAAGATCTTTAGAAGGACTTACTGAAAAGAACCCTTTTGAAACTATAACTGCTCCAGATATTCCTATGGGTGAAATTGTTGATAGTGCTGAATCTACTACAGTATCCAGAGAAGAACCAAAGAGTTTTTCCCAAAATCTTGAAGAGGGCTTTGGCGCTCCGTTAGGTAAACGTGCAAAATCAATTAGTGAACTTGCAGATAAGTTTAAAGATCTTAACCCTGATTCAGAGGATTTTGGTAAAAATATTACATCTCAAATTGAAAGTTTTAAAAGCATGTTGTCAACTAACCCTAAAACTTTAGTAGGTAAAACTGCTACTGCTGGGGGGTTAGGTCTACTAGGTTTAGCAAGCCTTGGTATGGGTATGAGAGACCAAGCACTTGCTAGAGCAACAGGTTTATATGCTAAAGAGTTGGGGTATGGAGAAGATATTTATAATGCTATTGTAGAAGAAATAGGGAAAGGTGGTAAATTTACTGATGGTGATGCTATTGTTAGAAAACTTATGGATAAGAATATAGAAGAATCAGATTTTAAAACCAAAGAAGCATATAAGAAATATAAAAATAATAGAGATAATAGAACACAAACAACACAAAATTTTGGTGGTAGAGTTTCTCAAATTCAAATGGTTGATCCGTTGACTGGTAATGTTTCTGATGAAAAAGTTTTACGTAGTTTTAGAACTTCACAAGATAAACGTGATTATGAGGAATCTGCTAAACAACGTTCTTATATTCAAGAAAATAGTGAACGTTATAAAGCTAGTCAAAACGGCAAACAAGCACTGGCAGATTTTAATAAGGCACAAAATGAAAGAGAAAAGAACCCTCACCACCCGCAATATGATAAAGGTAATCAAGAAAATATTGCTAACACAGACGAAGAAAAACAAAGAGGGACTGGGTTTTTTAGAGGTTCAGACAGTAAAGGTGAGTCAGGAAGTAGCAGTAGCAAAGGTGGATACTCTTGCTACGTAGCTACAGCACTTAATGATAATGGATACTGGAACCTTACTAAGAAAGTACGCTTACTTAAATGGTGCATGGATACTAAGCCTGAAGGTAAACTTGATACAACTCTGTGGCGGAACGGCTACTGTGTCTTTGGTAAAGAAGTAGTAGCACCGCATGTACACAACAAGTATATCCAATGGTTGTCTAACGGTTTCTATGACTCTACTGTAAAAAACAAAAACACTGTTCAAGCCGTACTTGGCAAGCTTTTTTTCTACGTCCCATCTTATACAATAGGACTAGCAAAAGCACTGACAGGCAATCTTAAAACTATAGATAGGACATAGTATGGAAGAACTAATTCAAGGTATTCAACAAAGAGTTGCTACTTTGCCACAAGAAGGTCAAACACTACTTAAAAATATGTATGGCACAGATCAACTAAAACTTGTTGGGTACATTATTGGTCCTGAGATTACGTCTGCTATTGCAGGAAGTATAAATCAAATGGTTAGTGCTGAACCACAGCCACAACAAGTACCACAACCAATGCCTACGCCACAAGGCTTAGGTGCAAGACCACAACGATAAGGCTACCCAGCTACGGCTGGCCCCAATATAAGGAAATACAATGCCTGAACTACAAACTATGGAATCACCAAAGACTGTAGGGTTCGTAAACCCTAACCACAATAACCGTAATCGTAGGCGGATTGAAGAAGATGAAAAAGCAATTCAAGAACTTGAGGGTAAAACCCAAGAGGAAGAAGAGGTAGCAGTAGAAGCTACTGAAGAAGAACCAGAGGTTGAGGACAAGAACCTTAGCCGTGAAGAAAAATCTTTTAAGAAACGTTACGGTGATGTACGGCGTCACATGCAACAGAAAGAAAAAGAATGGGAGTCAAAGTTTTCTGCACTAGAAGCTCGTCTAGGTCAGGAAAANATTCGGCCNCCTAAATCAGATGAAGACATTGAGACATGGGCTGCAGAGTTCCCTGACGTAGCCAGCATTGTAGAAACCATTGCTGCTAAGAAAGCTCANGAAATGTTTAACAAAGCAGAAGACCGTCTGCANAAGTTAGACGCTAAAGAAGCAGAGATGACACGTTCCTCTGCAGAGCAAGACATACGTATTTCTCATCCCGACTTTGATAAGTTACGTGAGGCTGATGATTTTCACGACTGGGTTGATGAACAACCTAAGTGGGTACAAGATGCTCTCTATGAGAACTCAGATGATGCAGCTTCAGTAGTACGTGTCATTGATCTATACAAAGTAGACAATGGTATGACTAAGAGTGACTATGCAGCAAAGCGTAAGGCTGCTGCTGGTACTGTTAAGAAAGCTTCTAAGGTTGAAGTTGAAGCTGATGACGCTGCTGGATCATTCAAAGAGTCTGACATTGCTCGTATGTCTACACAAGAATACGAGAAACAAGAAGACGCAATTACTAAAGCAATACAATCAGGTAAATTTATTTATGATTTATCTGGGAATGCACGTTAATATACACTTGACAAATATAAATTTGTTAGTATAACTAGGGGTTAGTAACAAGAAGCCACCATTAGGTCTACCTTCTGTACTAACCCCCTCACTAAAGCTTAAACAAACTAACTAAGACTACCTGTATTAAGTATAGGCCCGTACTTAGATTGACCGGCCAGTTGATCATAGTATGCACCCTAGAAAACAATCAGCCTCTTCAGATAATGTTTAGCTCAACAAAGCCTAAACTTTATAGGAGGATCTATTATGGCTTTTGCATCAGCATCGGGATATGGAAATCTACCAAATGGTAATTTTAGCCCCGTAATCTATTCAAAAAAAGTACAGCTTGCTTTCCGCAAGAGTACTGTTTGTGGTGATATCACAAACTCTGACTACATGGGAGAGATTGCCTCACAAGGTGATACCGTCCAAATTATTAAAGAACCAGAAATTTCTGTAAGTTCATATTCACGTGGTACGAATGTTACCGCACAAGATTTGGACGATGAGGATTTCTCACTCACCATTGACAAAGCTAATTACTTTGCTTTCAAAATGGATGACATTGAAGAGGCCCACAGCCACGTCAATTTCATGGACCTTGCAACCAATCGTGCTGCTTATCGTCTTGCTGATAACCATGACCAAGAAGTTCTTGGCTACATGGCTGGTTACGCACAGGCAAGTCAACACGCCCAAGCTAATGCCCTTAACACATCTGTTAATGGTACTAAAGCTGTAACTACTGCAGGTGCTAACGAATTGCTTTCCTCTATGCAACTGCATAAAGGTGACTTTGGCAATATTACTACTGCCTCTGCTGGTACCCATGCCATCCCGCTGACAGCACGTATGCCCGGTGCAACCTCGTTGCCAACTGCTACTGCTTCCCCAGCAATGGTTATTGCTCGCATGAAACGTTTGCTTGATCAACAACAGGTTGACTCACAAGGTCGCTGGTTGGTAGTTGATCCAGTATTCATGGAAATTCTTGCTGATGAAGATTCACGCTTCATGAACGCAGACTTCGGTGAATCAGGCGGATTGCGTAATGGTTTGACCATTAACAACTTCCACGGTTTCCGTGTGTATTCTTCCTCTAACCTGCCAGCGGTAGGTACTGGACCGGGTACTTCGGGTACAGCTAACCAATTGACTAACTTTGGTGTTATTATGGCAGGACACGATTCTGCTGTAGCAACTGCAGAGCAAATCAATAAGACAGAATCATATCGTGACCCTGACAGCTTTGCTGACATTGTTCGTGGTATGCATCTATACGGTCGTAAGATTCTTCGTCCAGAAGCAATCGTTACTGCCCGTTATAACGCAGCGTAAGGGGGTAATACGTTATGGCAACTATTACGATGAGTACAAACTCCGATTCCACATCCAATAATGCTGGAACGGGCAACAAGAAACTTCGTGGTGCAATCACTGTATTGCAAAACGATATTGACATGGCAGACGCAGTACTGCAGAATGGTGGCACTGCTCTAGCAGCAAATGATATTATTCAAGCTATTGCTGTTCCAACTAATACTATGATCCTTCACGCAGGTATCAAAGTTATTACTGCAATGGAGGGTACAACTACTGACTCTGGATTGCTTTTGGGTATCACAGGAACTGATGTAGATATTTTCTCTGCAGCATTTGACTATGATGGCGCATCTGTTGGTGATCATACTACTGCTGTTCTTTCTGGAGGAAGTGCTGATAATCTACCAGTATTTACTGCAGCAGCAGATACTATTGATGTAGAGATTGATGCATCTAGTGGTACTATTACTGGTGGTGTTATTCGTGTGTATGCAATTTGCATTATCATGGATGATATTACGCAATCAGGTTCAGCCTCTGAAGTAGATCGTGATCTGCTGGCTTAACTTAAATAATACATACTTTGGGGCTGGCTATATGCTGGCCCCATTAGTGTATCAAACTTATGCAACAAAAAATTCTTGGGGCATAAAAGATTTATTTAGGAAACATAATGGCTCTTACTTTTCTTTCATTAACTAATAGTGTTATTACACGTATGAATGAAGTAGAGCTTACTTCTAGTAACTTTACTGGATCAAGAGGTGTACAAACACAGTGTAAAGCTGCTGTTAATGAAGCTATTCGTTATATTAATCAAAGAGAGTTTGGGTATTCCTTTAATCATGCAACTAACTCTTCTACTTTAGTAGCAGGACAAAGTAGGTACACTCTCCCTACAAGTACTAAATCGTTAGATTATAGTACAGCAAGAATTAAAAAAGATGATGACCTTAATGCATCAGGCAACAGTCTTACAACACTGAACTACAATGAGTATATTCAAAATGGTCTTGCAGATCAAGAAGATGATGTTGTTGCTACTACATTAAATGGCTCTCATTCTAATAGTGTAACTACACTAACTCTTACCTCAACTACAGGTCTTGATGCAGCAGGAACAGTACACATAGGTAGTGAGCAGGTGTCTTACACAGCAATCTTAGGTAATGATATTACAGGCTGCACACGTGGTGCTAATAGCACTACTGCTGCTGCTTATGCAGATGATGTGGCAGTTACACAGTTTGAACAAGGTGGCGTACCTAGAAGTATTGTACGTACCCCTGATAATAATTACTTACTTCACCCTTATCCAGATAAAGCTTATACATTAGCTTTTGATTTTTATACTTTTCCTAGTGATCTTTCAGCTCATGGTGATACAACAAGTATTCCTGAAAGATTTGCACCTGTAATAATAGATGGCGCTACTGCATTTGTATATCAATATCGTGGTGAAATGCAACAGTATCAATTAAACTTTGAACGGTTTGAACAAGGCATTAAAAATATGCAAAGCCTTCTTATTAATAAATTTGAATATGTTAGATCAACTGTTGTTCTTAGACCACGTGGCTCTATTAGCTTTATGTCTGGAGTTATAAGTTAGTGCCTGATAGTTCTCAATCACAACCTGCAGCATTTAATTGTGAAGGCGGTTTAGTTAAAAACCGTTCTACTTTTCTTATGCAGCCGGGAGAGGCTTT